CGAGCCACCCGGGCTTCAAGCGGGTCTTCTGCATTGTCGGCTTGCTGCATCAGTGCAGACATCATCTCACGCAAATCAGCGTTGGGGTCTTGAGGCATCTCTGCCGCCATAGCGATATCTGACACGGTTTCTGAGTCCGGCGAAGTAGGGTCTATGGGATCTACTTCTCCGCCCTCCGCCATCATCATCGGCATTTGTGTGGCCCCTAGCCTAGCGATTTTTTCCTGCAAAAGTGTATTCATGTTGTCACCGTCACCGTACCTGCGCTAAGGGCTGCAGAAACGCCAGACGGGTAAGTCTGGTGCTCGTACAGATTTCTTAAACGTGTGCCATCAAACGCTTGATGCACTTGGGTTGTAGTATTGAAGATAATCGCTCCAGTTGCAAATTGGAGTTCCGCAATCTCAGTACTATTGAAGTGTGGTGAAATGCTGAAATCTACCCCGCCAAGGTTGATTTCAAGGATACGAACCAGCCGGTTGAAAGTATCTGCTGAAACCCCCTGATCCGCGCCTTGAGCAAGCGGCAGTCGGGTAGGAAGCAGGACACTCATTATCGTCTCCCGCTAGGCTGTATTTCTAAGCGCGTTCTACCAAGACGCCACTTATATCCTTTTGCATCAGTGTCTGATAGATCATCATCCGACTCAAACCTAAGCACCACTTGCCTTGCTCTGCTGCGTAGACTTTTAAAAGTAGTGGTGCTGAGCAACTGGGTTGTACTGTCGGTGATCAACGAATCGCCGGGAAAGTTTCGGCGCTTCAACGCCAAATTGATTGCAGGGTTATTGCTGATTCCTGTATCAACCACAAACTTAACATCTGGCACTACCTCTTTGATAAAGCTGAAATTTTCACCATCGCCAAGATCAATGTCAGCAGACTCCACAAATACCCCAGACATCTGGGACTCGTTATCGTCATAGCCTGTCTCGTGCTGAAAAATGCATTGCGTGCTGTCGGTTGTAGCGGCCGCAAATGGCGCATCTTCAATGCCTGCGTCTAGCCAGGCGTAACGCACCAGTGAGCCTATGCTCCAGTGATTCTCTTCGTAGTTGTAGATGACGTATCGACTGATTTCGCCCGTGCCATCTTCAAGGCTTGGGTAGAAAAACCACATTTCTCCATACTCAGAGTTCAAGCCCATGTGGCATTTGAAAGCTTGACCTAGGTCGATGTCGTTGAAAACAAACTCTTGGACGGAACACGGTAGTTTTTGTACCGATCCGGTGTAGGTGTAGAACCCTGTCTTACTGCAAAAAAACACGCCGTTTGGCGATGCGACGGCAGCTTTTGGTCCAATTAAGCCCGCCCCCTCATTAACCAGATTTACCGCAAAGGTTAGCGGCGGACCAATAAATTGCATGCTATATAAGCTGGTGTCAGTCCAAATCAGCACTTCTTGACGGCTCTTGATTCCGCCAACAATGAAGCTCCCAGCTGAGATTCGCAGAGATCCAGCGCTATTTGTGTTGAGTGGCTCAAACTCTAATTCATTTTCTTGATCACTAAATGCAATTAGCATCGGATCTACCGATCCCGTCCGGCTCCCGCCAGACAGTGGGTCCGCACCTAAGACAATCAAATGCCTATCCGTTTCAGAGGTAATCACCTGCAAGGCTTTGGTCGGAACCTTATTGGCCCCCGTAATCCCAGACAATTCAACAGCCCGTGTCGATGTACCATTACTTTCTAGCCACCGATAGAGGCCCGCACCCCGCACGTTAATGATTAAATTTTCGCCAAAGTTGTCATGTGTCCAAAGTCTCAATTGATTAACAGAGGAAATCGCAGAGGCTGATCCCCATCCGCCAGCGCCCCACGTCCCGACTCCATAACCGGTTGCAACTACATAAGTGTCTAAGCCTACGTTTATTTGATAGACGCCCACAATGCTACCACCGCCATTACCAGAATCGCTTGAGTTGGCCGTGACTGTAGAACCAGAAGTGTCTTTCGCGGTGATCTCATAAGCATTCGTAGACGTCACTAGGCTTATCTGATATTCCTGATTGAGCACCGTCGCTGTTATGTTACCGCCTAGCGACACTGCGCCACTGAAGGTAACAAAGTCGCCAGTGACCGCTCCATGAGCTGTGTCCGCTACGGTGATAGTGCTGCTACCATTCGTAGCAGAAAAGGTAACATCACCTGCGCCAGTCGTGGCGCGTATCGGAGTCACGTCGTAGTAAGCGTTACCGGCCTCAACGTAATATTTCAAAGTGGTTCCGATACCAAGGTATCGAGTGCCGTCGAGTGCTATCCAAGCGTGTAATGCGCGGCCGAGTCCCAGAAAACTACTCTCTCCCAGCTTAAGCCAGCCGCCGACTTTCTCCACACGCCCTTGTCTGAAACGGACCAGGTTGCCATCCACCCAGCCACCTTTCGCCGCATAATCAGTAGATTCTTTGTCTATCCCAGGCCGGAAGTCAATCGCTTGCAGTGGCATACATTATGCCAACCGAATGATGGCGCCTGTAGCGGTAGGTGACGGGAATACAACGGTGAAATTGCCTGCTGTACTTGATTTATCAGCGCCAAAGTCTAAGCTGCATACCGCTTTATTGGAGGCAGAACTGTTGTATATAAGCGCCCCGCGGACACCGCTTAGAGTCGCGGTGCCAAAGGTGAGGTCTGTAAAGTCGCACACCGCAGTCGAGCTCGCCAAGACTGGCGTAACGCTAGTAAGGGCGTTGCCACCGCTTGTGTAGTTGGTGCCAGAAGCCTGCCCGGTTGTTGTGAACGCCGTAGTGCTGGCGCCTAATGTTGCCGAAGACGTGTATAGCGCTAACTTAAAAGTGTTGCCCGAGCTGGCAGTAAAATTGTGAGTTCCAACTAGGAGCTCTTGCTTAAAAGAATTGCAGACTGCGTTGGAGATGGCCATTCAAAGCTCCTTCAATATCTTCGCTAAGTCAGCGTGTCCCTGGCTACGTAGCAGATACGCCAAAGTCGTGCGATCACTGAAAATCGCACTTTTCATTTGACGTAAGATTACCTCATAAAGTTGTTGTCGAAAAGCCTCTACTTGCTGGCGGATATGGGGCGGCGCATCTTCTGAAATACCTGCTATTTGCTGAACCGCCCGTTCTGCCCAGAATTCTGGCGGATGACCGCCATTGTCGGAAGTGGCAACGCCTACGGTTCCCACTTCCACTCCAACATTTGCACTAATCATCCTTTATATGGCTCCGGTGCTGAAGGCAATTCTACCTTTTGAAAGTTATATTTTTCCTGCGCTGCAGCAAACTGACTGCGCCGACATACTAACCACTGACCATCTTCATCAGGAGTCGCTATGAGCGGATCGTCTAATCGATGATATCCATATAACCTTTCATGCGGCTCCACATTGCTATCGAGCAAGGCAGAGCGAGGGCTACACCCTACGCTTACACCGTTACTAATGCACCGCGACACCCAAAACTCCACGCAAGCTCTGCCAGCTTCCGCAAAGTGTAGATTGTGTTTATAACTAAAATCCATACCGAAGAGGTCTATATGATCCACTTTGTTATATAGAGCAAACGCCATTGCATAGGCCACAGTCGTGTTCATGTAGGCACATTTTTGATCTTCAATCACATCATTGATGGGAAACTCCACCACCGCTGGAACTCTCTCATCCAGCTCGCAGGAGTAGATTGGGATGGCGGGGTCAAAGTCAGGCAGCAGGCGCCGCATGACGTCTGTTTGATTGCCGGCATCCTCCGTGTCGAGATAGCGCGACGCTGGGTCCATCATAAAGACTCGATCGCATTTGAATACGGAGATACTTGAGTTTATACACCAAACTTCATCCCAAACAGCGCTGTTTTCTCTGCCTATGACATAATCTATTTGTGATGCGCCTAATCCAATTATTGCTACTTTCTTTCCTTCTAGATCCCTGATTCTAGACACTCTACGTCACCCCTGTCCTCAACAAGTCATATCTGAATTCATCTCTGGTTGCGCGGCCCTCAGACACATTTTTCATTCTAGCGATGCCTTCCTTGAACCGTTGCTCAAGGTTTCCAATAACATCGGGCGGCTCCTTCAAAAAGACCGCAGCCTCTACCAATGTGCCGTATAACAAAGGATCGGGATGATCGGTGGATAACAAAGTGCTGCCAGAATCGGTGCCCACGGTCAGCGAGGGTGGCTTATGTAGATAGTGCAGTTCGATTGAGTA